AAACGCTCTCTGGCCTCCGCAGCGGCCTTGTGAGCGTCCTCATTGCTACCCTCTATGCTTTGCCAAGTCATTCAACCGCCTGCAACTGGGGCTGTTGTGGGGGCATCTGGGCCTGTTGTTGAGCCATCTCCTGCTGCGCTCCAGCTTGGATTGCCTGTTGCTTCTCCGTATCGCTGCGAACTAGCTCGGATGACATGCCGGTTTTCTCAGCAACGTAGCTTGCGAAGTCCTCAATCTTGAATGATGTGGCAATCAGGTCGGGGCCAGCGTTAGCAGCGACGAACTGCACCGCTTGTTGTAGCGATAACAAGTCCTCACCATCCTGAGCGCGGGCGAGGGGTGATGTAAACTTCACCTCAACGTCCTTACCATCCAACTCAATCGGCATAATCAGACCGCGACGTGTCAGGATCGACACCACCCTCTTGAGGATAGGTATCAACACCTCAGTTTGTAGCCGTCCGAATGCAGAACCGATGCGCTTCGCTAGCTCTCGGCTCTCAATAGCGATCTCGGTAGCGGTACGGACAGGCCCAGCAGGGTCGCGCAGGTCGTTAAACAGCGCCAGCTTGATAGCGTTCTGTAGCTCGGTGATCTCAAACTGTGCAAGTCCGAGGTTCGTTCCTGTGTCCAGACGCATGATCGACGGGTTGCTGGTGTTGTTCGACCCAACAGGGATGACAACGCCCGGTGCGATAGTCAGGTTGTACGGGTTGGTCACACCATCATCGGTTGCTGTGTACATGCCAGCCAAGTCGATAGCCGCCTTCTGCAAGACGAACTCTTTGGCCTTGTTCAGACTGCGTACATCGGGCAGACACTGCATTGCAGGCCCACGACCACGCACTTCACCGGCTACCTTTGTGTAGCGACCAGTGACCCAAGGCGATGTCTCACCGAAGTCCTCGATCCATGAAAACCTATCTTCGTCATTCACCCATAGACAGCCGTAGTACCGCTTTGCTTTCGGCTCGAATACCACGCCCTCACACACTTTGAGGTCAGCATCGGGTGAGTTCTCGATCAGTGCGCGTACAGTCTGGGACACTTCAACGCCACGCCACATTCGCTCGAGCAAACGAGCCTTCACGCTGAACCTACGCCAGTGCGTCTCGATGTTGCCGAATGGCCCCTCCTCAAACGCGATACCCTTTTGAGGTATGCAGTGGAAGACGATGGGGTTCATATCGTCATCGGTCTCGTCGATGCGAAGCGTTGCTGTACCGATTAGCAAATCAAGTGCAGCCTCATAGAACTGCGTCCCGAAATTACTACGGTTGATGTAGTCGAAGACAATGCTTGCTTGCTTGTCGAGGTTCTCGCGTACCTGTTGCTCGGTGACACCCACGTCACCCTGCTCGAGTAGCTCCAAGACCTCGTTGCTGGGTTGGAATGCAGCCCATCGCGCTTGGATCGGTGCGATGTTTTCCTGCAACTTACTGGCAGCCTGTTGAATAGCGGTGAGAGAGGTTGAATCGAATATGCGATCCATCTTCTTCTGACCGGTGTTCTGTGTCTCGAACAGGTTGCGCTGCGGAAGGAAGTACTCATACACGTCGGACATCTGGTCGTGCCACATGCCCTCGGTGTCGAATGCCCGCTTCTCTCTGCGCTTCATGTCCTTGACCGAGCCAAGGTATTTAGGCGACTTCATGCGATGCCCCGCACGTTGATACCGCTCAAGATGCTTGCGCGTTGTGCTGCAGATGGCATAGATGCCTTGCTAGCCTTCCCTCTGCCCATGCCTGACGCCGCAGCCTTACGACTTGCCGGTGCCCCTGCTAGCAGTGAACGAGTGCCAAGCTGCCCACGTCGTTGTGCCCGCAAGCGTCCCTCAGTCTCCTCGATTTCGTCGTCTAACGCTTTCTCTTGTCGTGCAGCTAGTGCGGCCTCTCGTGCCTGTGGCTCAGGCTTCTTTGGTCTTAGTGCGCCCATGTGTATCTCCTACTTCAAAAGTGTTGATCGTCTTTGACGTGGTTCTTGTGTTGTTCCGCTTGTTTCGCTTGTCGCCGGTTTCTTGTTGTTTCCCGACAACGAGGCATCCATTGCAGCAGCTCTGGCCTTCGAGCCATGCGCTTTAGCCTTAGACACGACTCGTCTAGTCACTTTACTCATTCAGTCCCTCGCTAGATGTTTATACAGTTGGTATGGCGTAAGGATGAACGGATTTCGTATCCCTATCGCCTGTTTTATGTGGCCCACGCATGTGTTGAGCATGAACAATCCTCTCTGATTATCGCGCACCTCGGCCTTAACCACGACCACGTTCCCCTCTGCCGCGCTGAACTCCGGCAGCGTCATCAGATCCAGCCCCTCCGATGTCTTGCCGTAGACGATCCAGTGCTCCGGCTCCGCCTTGATCAAATAACAGTGTCTATAAAACTGATGCAAATAACGACACCACCAGTGATCACGGCTTGCTGTGAACACCACGTAAACGTTATCCGAATACATTGAACTGAACCTTCGCTGTCCGTGGTGCTCGGTGGATGTGCTGTGTGCTTATCGCCTGACGACCCTCACCCTCGCCTTGTAGTGCGTACTCCAACGCCTCTACCGGGTGGCTGTACTCGTTCTTGTCCGGCTCATCAGTGTATTTGTCGCCCGACACTTGGATGCGACGGTAAGAGAAGCCGCCCTGCAAGCCCTTGCGTATCATCTTTGCCTTGGGACTGATCAGGAACCTAGGCTTGCCATCCATGCACAACTCTTTCATCGGCAATTCGAGCGCCGCTCTACGCAACGCGGGGTCATTCGTGAGGGTGGGAGTGCAGGGTATCCCAGCAGCACGCATGATCTTGAACGGTGTGTCAGCATTGGCTTGGTTCTTGTTGTCACCGGACGGATCACCCCACCCACGGAACTTGAACTTGGGATAGTTGGCGTCGATGTATCGCTTCAGTGTTGGTGCGAAGTCCACCGCCCCGCTGTCAGTCATGCAGAACTCATCGAAGCACACCCACCGACCGAGCGCATCACGCTGAACGAAGGCACACGCTGGTGTCCGCCCGAAGTCAAAGCCGAGCACAACGGGTGTATCGCTGTTCGGCTCGTAGCTATCGCCTGTGCAATGTATCGAGTCAGTGTACAGCGGATGCACTGGCTTGCCGCTTGAGACAAAGCCGTACTCGTTCGCCAAGTTAACCTTGATCCAATCATCTGTCTTACCCTGCAAGCCTCGACCATAGTAGTCCTCAGGCAGGTTGTGCAGGTTCTCCGCGCTCTCGTTCAGGTACCACCCGTCACCCTCTCGATACACACCACCCGGTTGCCGGTGAAACACCCAACCTTCTGGCCGGTCTTCTTCCGCCAGCTTGTAATACCAATGATCCTCGTCCGGTGCGTTGCTGTCACCGATCATGCCGTAGTGTGTAGGTCTCACACCCTCTTTCATTGAGGGATACCGGCCACATCGCAGGTCGAGCATGTCCACCACGCTCTTGCTGTGTTCCTTGGCTTCGTTCAGCCATGCCCAAGTTGTCTGAATGCCTCGTGCTTTCTTGACGTGATCAGGTCTGTCGAACGCGATAAAGATGACCTCGCTGCGTACCGTCGTTCCATCCTCCAACTTGAACTCAATCTTGTGGGTGGGCGGTTCCTTGTTGCCTTGCTTGAACTCACCCAAGTCTCCATGCACCTCCAACCAATCCTTGATGGTGGTCGAGAACAACTCGCTATAGGTGTTCCGCGCAGCAATGATCCTACTTAACCTCACCCCGTGGTTTGGGTGCGCCTTCTGCGTCACCGGTGCCTGCTCGCACATCAACTCGAGAAACTTGAGGATGACTTGGACTGTCTTACCAGAACCCAACGGCCCCATGATGAATGAGTTGCGTGACCGACAATCGGCAAACTCCTCCAGCACCCGCCCCTGCGGCTTCATGACGTACTCAATCGTCGCCATCGAATCGCTTTCTCTGTACTGCAATTACCAAGTCACCACCACCCTCACCCGTTACTTCAGTAGACTTTAGATCAGGAATAAACTTGGCCATCATCTTCAATGACAATGTAGCTGCGCTGTTCATGCGCTGTACTTCAACGGCGCTAAATTCCTGCCCCGGATCAAGCAAATTCCTAATAACATCATGCACATGCGCTTCGTACCCACTAGCCTCAATCTTCTTACGCATCTCGTCTTGACGCAGTGCCCGGTTAAGTTGCGCTCTAGTCTTCGCCAAGATTCCTCCTAAAGATCCTATCCCAGTTGTCTGCGAAATCAGATGGAGAGGTTTTTCCGCCCAGCCGGTTACGCGACCTTGGCCGATCCCCCTTTCCGCCGTGATCCCAATTCGGGAAGTGTTTTTCTTGATCCTTCTTGGGGATCTTGTGTCGATGGTCTGCCATGTATCGCCAAATACCAGATTGATTAACGGATAGCAATGGAATTATACCTTGTTTTTTGTTGACACTGGTAAAAATATAGTTTTTACTGGCTTCAACAACAACGGAGAACGGATATGGAACTGAACAACGCAATTGCAGAAATGGACTTGAGCAACCTCACCGACGAGCAGGTTAAAGTCATGATCCAACTGGCATGGTTTGCTGAGGATGGTTTTGATCAGGCAGCAGCAGTAGCAATTGGTCACGAACATCGCAAAGTACGCACCGCACTCGCTGGTCAGTGCATGGTGCTTCGCAACCGGCTAGGCCAAGAAAAACGAAACCGAGAGGAGGCCGCGTAAGCGGCCCGGGGAGGAAGTATGAAAGTACGAATAGACTTCACGATTGACGTTGACCCCAAGGTCATCCGCGCTTATATGGATGACATCGAAACCGACGAGACCATGAAAGAGTTTCTGGTGACGTGGTGCTCCGCCGCTGGCGCTGGGACGCTCGACGATAGTTTGCATAATGCCTTAAACGAATGGCACACCACAGGCATCGTGCGGCAAGACATATAGGGGATCACATGAGTCATGTTGAATCAGTCAAGGAGAAAAAATGAAACTACGATACCCCCTCGCCCTGCTACTGGTCGTTCTGATTTCTTGCGTGTCCGAGCAGGATTATCAGGACGCGCTGCACGAAGAAGCCATCTACATCCAATCGGTCTGCGATGGTGTCCACGGGGACTATCTCAACCTTCGCCCTGCTTGCTGACCAGCCACACATTCTCTTTGTCCTGATCCTCCGGCTTCTCTGCCGGTGGGTTGGGATCGTCGATGTCAACTAGCTCACTGATAACAACGGTGATGGTTAACTCACAGTTGTCAGGCAAGTCCTTCACCGTCA